TACTATTGAACCGATAAAGGTTGCTGTTGATAAAATCAAACCGATAAATTGAAATAGTGTTGAATGCCATTCTGCTGGTGTCATATGAATTTCTCCTTTGTTTTTTATTTTATTTTATCATATTTTTTAGAAAGGTGTTGAAAATGTGTGATTTTTGCAAAAACATAGGAATTGGAATACCGGATTGGGATTTCATCACCCCGGATGAAAACGGAAAGGTTCCGTCCGGCGACGCAATAGAAATTCGGAAAATTGTAGATAAATATGCACTTGTTTTTACGAACAGTGCCGGTGAATACGGTGCAGGAGCGATAAGTATTGCATTTTGCCCTATGTGCGGCAGGAAGTTGGTGGAAGAATGATTGTTAATATGGGAGCCAAAACCTATGAAATGAGCCGCAAGCAGGCAAAAGCTATCCTTGGAACCGCCAAGAAACTTGCGGATTGCAACATATACAGCATTGAAAAAGGCAATGTAGTGATTATGCTGAATGAAAAGTATGAGGACGATATGAGCCTTAAGAAAGCAGTAGGAGAGTATGAAGCGAAAGGGTTTAAGGTGTATTGGAAATGAGTATGGCAGAAGTAATTGAATCAATAGAACATGATGCATTTAGACAGTACATGAATCCGCCGGAGGGATTGACAGATGCGCGTTGCAGTAAGTGCAACCGTCTTTTAGGTAAATTCAATGGGCAGGCTGAAATTAAATGTCCGAAATGCGGGAAAATCAATAGAATCGGGGTAGAATGATGAGTAATTTGAAAATATTTACCAAGAATGTCGAACAGGAAGCAGTAGATCAGATTGAATTATTACTTGCGCAGGATGCGTTCAAAGACTGTAAGGTTCGTATCATGCCGGATGTTCACGCAGGAAAGGGATGTGTCATTGGATTTACCGCAGACCTTGGAGAAAAGGTTATCCCGAACATTGTCGGCGTTGATATTGGTTGTGGAATGCTTTGCGTAAGCCTTGGTCAGACAGATATTGACTTTGAAAAGTTGGATAATGTGATTCGTTCTTATGTTCCAAGCGGAAGAGATGTGCATGAGGGAAGAATCATCAGATTCGACGAATTACAGGAGTTGAAGTGCTACCGAGAATTACGAGATACAAAGAGACTTGAGAGGTCTATCGGTACTCTTGGCGGTGGAAATCACTTCATTGAGGTTGATGTTGCAGAAGATGGTTATAAGTATCTTGTTATTCATACTGGTAGCCGTAATCTCGGAAAACAGGTAGCCGACTATTACCAGAACCTTGCTGTTGAACTTATGAGTGGTAAAGATAAACTGTATGAAGAACAGGACAGACTCATAAAAGAGTACAAATCCGCCGGAAGAAAATCTGAAATTCAAAGTGCAATAGCAGAATTACACAGGAATTTCAAGGCGGTTAATCCGAATATTCCAAAGGATTTGTGCTACTTAGAGGGCAAATACAGGGAAGATTATCTGCATGACATGAGAATTTGTCAGAAATTCGCCTACATAAACCGTGTTATGATCGCTCAGATTATATGCAACCACATGGGATGGGGCGTTGATGCAGATATGCCGGATTACTTCGAGTGTATTCACAATTATATTGACCATGATTCAAATATTGTCCGTAAAGGCGCTATCTCTGCCAAGTACGGAGAAAAGGTTCTTATCCCCATCAATATGCGTGATGGATGTATTATCGGCACTGGCAAAGGAAATGAGGATTGGAATTGTTCTGCACCGCATGGAGCTGGTAGAGTAATGAGTCGGACAAAAGCCAAGGAATTAGTATCGTTGGAAGAGTTTGAAAAGGCAATGGACGGAATATATACAACTTCTGTTAATCAATCTACAATAGATGAATCTCCAATGGCATATAAGACATTGGATGAAATTGTTGAGAATATCAAAGATACAGTTGATGTGCTGGCAATTATCAAACCGGTATACAATTTTAAGGCAAGTGAATAAATAAAAAGAGCACCAGTTGCAGAGTGCCATGTGGCACATATGTAGAGAGAGCCTATTTCCAAGATAGTAGAAGGGAGGTAGGCTCTTTTTTGGTTTCAGAACAGACGCGGGGAACCGCTGACGATATTAAAAATTACATAAAACAGCATGGAATTGAATCACGGTCACTGTTTGACCTCTTGGATGTGGCAAAGATAGCGTTTGAAAAGGAAAATGACACGGAATGGGCGTTGAAAGTCACTTCGTACATCAAAGATTGCTGCAAGTGGGCGATTCAAAACAGTATTGAAGTCTTACAGATGGATGAATTGTACTGGAAAACCATGAAAGCTGAAGCTCCGTACCATTTTGAATCATTCCTTTTCTACATGGAGAAGAACCGCCGACCGAAAAAGCGATTCTATGAGCCAAGAAAGCGGACGCTCAAAATCGTTGTTGACGATCTCCAAGACTTGGAAGATGGAAAGTTAGATTTTTATGGCTTATCACTCCCACCACGAGTAGGAAAGTCCACTCTTTGTATTTTCTTTCTTACATGGGTTATTGGTAGGCATCCAGAGAGCCACAACGCTATGTCCGGGCATTCCGGCATTTTAGCTGACAGATTCTATAATGACGTATTTAAACTCACGCAAAACGAGGAATACACGTTCAAAGAGATATTTCCGGATATTGATCTTGCAAATAAGTCATCCGAGAAGAATGAACTTTACTTTTCTCCTACAGAAGCATTTGCAACGCTGACTTGCCGAGGAATTGACGGAACATGGACCGGTGCGGTTGATATTAGTTCGGACGGATACTTATATGTCGATGATATGGTTCGTGATCGTACCGAATCATTGAGTCCTATTCGATTGGAGAACAGATACCAGGATTACTTAAATGTCCTTGTTGATCGTAAAAATGACGGGTCCAAGGAACTTATGGTCGGTACTCGTTGGAATGTTTATGATCCACTCGGACGAGTAGAGACGGAGAATGCGAACAATCCGCGCTACAGATTCCGGAAGATTCCTGCATTGGATGAAAACGATGAATCCAATTTCCAATACGATTACGGAAAAGGATTTTCTACAGAATATTACAGGAAGATGCGCGATCGTCTGGATAAAAACGAATGGATGGCTAAATATCAGCAGAGACCATTTATTCGAGAGGGATTACTCTTCCCATTGGACGAGTTGAATTATTACAACGGAGTGCTGCCGGATGGAGATTGTATCACGGCTGCTGCCTGTGATGTTGCGTGGGGAGGTGGCGATCACCTGTCGATGCCTTTTGGAATTTCATTCGGTGGCGATGACGGACCTATATACATTCCAGATTGGATTTTCAATAAAGGTGATAAATACGTTACAAAACCTCTTGTTGTGGCAAAGACGTTGCAACATAAGCCTAATATGGAGCGTTTCGAGGCTAATAACGGCGGGGATGAGTACGCGGAAGACATTGACCGCCTATTACGAGAACAAGGCTTTAAAACTAATATCTCTTGGGCGAAAGCAAGCAACCAAGTGGGAAAGATGGCAAAGATTATACAGTATGCGCCGGATATTAAGCGAAGGTGTTATTTCCTTAAGCCGGAACTACAGAGCCAAGAGTATAAGGCGGCAATGGAAGAACTTGGAATAATCGTTCAAGTTGGCAAAAACGAGCATGAGGATAGTGCGGACGGACTGGTTCAACTGGTTCAGTTAGTAGACGGCGGCGTGACAAAAGTCGAGATTATGAGCCGGGCGGAACTTGGAATATAAGGGAGAGTGGTATTTTGAATAAAAGAAATTTGAATCTTGAAAAATATGGTATTTCCGGTAAGAGATACAAAGAGCTTTGCGGATTTTGTGAACAATATCCGGAGTGGAAAAATCAGTTGAAATTCAGTAATGATACGGTTAAGAGCATTGAAATTACAGATATGCCGATCACACATAACAATGCGGATGCTACCGGCAATCTGGCAATTAAGCGAATCGGATTGGAAGAAAAATGCCGGCTGATTGAGGAAACTGCAGAACAGGCCGGAGAGGATTTGAGCCAATACATAATCAAGTCTGTGTGTTATGAGGTTCCGGTCACATATCTGATCGCCTGTGAGGGGATGCCAATTGGAAAATCGGCATTTTATGAGATGCGCAGGCACTTTTTCTATCTTTTGGATATTAACAAGGGATAATGAGAATGCGGAAAAAAAGGACATACTTTCGTGATATAGTGATAGTGTCGAAAGAATTGAGAGAGCCATGAATGAGAGTTCATAGGCTCTTTTTTGGTGCTTGGAGGTTGATATAGTGGAGCTTTTCGGAAGAAAGCAGATATTTTGTGACAAAACGAATATTGACAAGACAAATATCCTTGAAGTTCTCGGAGAAGCATACGCTATTCACGAGCAAAATAGGGCAGAAATGCTTTATCTGTTTGAGTATGTGAAAGGCAGACAGCCTATTCTTGATCGTGAAAAACAGATCCGGCCAGAAATCAATGAGAAGATCGTTGATAATATGGCATCTGAAATTCTTGAATTTAAGCTCGGCTATGAGTTCGGTTCTCCGATTTCATATGTCCAGAGGGCAAGAAAGGATATTAAGAGCCGGAATGCTCTTTTTTCTTTTTTCAAAAAACTGTTCACATCAGATGAAAGTAAAAAGGAAGATCTAAGGGTTTCTGCCATCAATGAAATGATGGTGGAAGAATGTAAAGCGGCAAAAGACCTGATGCTTGCAAAGGA